CCAGCGCCGAGCCGAAACAGGAAGCAGCACCGCGCCCGAGGTCCCCCTGCACGACATGCCCCACACCCCTTACCTATGGAAGGAAGCGGATGCTCTTCATCTACACCGAGCGCAACGGTTCTCGTGAGTACGCGGTCCTGCGGGACGGCTGCCAGACCCAGAAGGTCGAGGGGATCATCGCGGAGGCCTACAAGCAGGCCCTCGGCGCCCCGAAGTTCCTGTGGCCTGACTTCTACGACCGCCTCACCTACGACGCCAACGACGCTCGCGAGTCCTCCGGCACTGACGCTGCCAACGCCACTATGCAGCAGCTGGAGAACGCCCTGTCCCAGCCTGAGGGTTCCCCCATTTTCAAGGGCTTCCGCGCAGCCCTTCGCAAGTTCCTGAAGGAGAGCAAGTGATGTACACCTCGAAGTCGTTCTGGTCCGGTCTGCTGGAGCGGTCCATCTCCACCTTCGCCCAGTCCCTGCTGGGCGCCCTCGTTGTCGGCTCCTCGGTTATCGACATCGACTGGAAGACCGCGCTTGGCATCGCCGGCACGGCCACCCTCGCCGCGGTCCTGAAGGCCTTCGCCACCCCGGCGGAGACCGACCGCGCCGTCCCCACCGACACCCCCTCTACGCCCGGCTACACGCCGCGCCACGCGGGCTGACGGGTAGGTGACGTTCTAGTGCTTCCAGCAGGGTCGGACCCGTCCCCGTTCGTTGCAGTGCTGACTTCGCCCGATGCGGTCGGGGCGGGGGCGGCCCTGCTGGTCGCGCTCATCACCTGGCTACGGATCACCCTGAACAAGTCACAGCAGCGCCTTGAGGAGCGGATGACTCGGATGAGTGCCCACGTCGTGCGGGCAGCGAACGCTGCCGAGTCGGCCTCGGAGGGCGTCCACAACAACCACACTGAGAACCTGCGCGACGACCTGGACGGCAAGTTCTCCCTCGTGCTCAACAGCTTGAGCCGTTTGACCGCGTCCGTCGATGAGCTGCGGGCCTCGGACCGCGAGCACGACGCTCGCATGGCCCGCATCGAGACCCAGGTCGAGGGCGTCCGCAATGACGCCCGCACTGACAGGTCCCACCTATATGCGGAGGTCCAGTCATTGCACTCTCGTATTGATAGAGTGAAGACTGAGACTACGCCGTTACGTCAGGAGCCCTGATGTCCCAGACCGTTACCGTCACAGGACGGGTCACAGGCCCCGACGGCCTCGGCCGTATGGGGCGCATTCGTTTCACCCCGACGGCTCTCGGAGCCCCGCTACCGGCCCGTGAGATCGTTGTTTTTTGTGTTTTTTTTTTTTTTTTTTTTTTTTTTTTTTTTGCGGGGGGGGGGGGCGGGGACCTGGCCCTCAAGCCCGGGAACTATGAGATAGATCTCACTATCCCTGGGGACTTGGGCGCGCATGTCCGGACAACACGCTACCTCTCTGACGGTCAGACCTTGGACTTGGCTGATCTCCTAGGCGCTCTGCCGCCGTCCCCGCCACCGCCTCCGCCGTCTCCCCAGCCTCAGCCTGACCCGCGGCCTCCCCAGCCGCAACCTCAGCCCGATCCTCCAGCGCCTCGCAGAGGCGTCCGCAGTGTGGACAACGCAACTACACTAGAGGCTATTAATGGGTCTGAAGTCATAGACCTGGGCAATGGAGTACTCACCTGGAGGTAGCACCGCTATGTCCGACCTGACCTGGTACAGCCGCGAAGGGGCTGACAGTCGATTCCTTACCAAGCAGGCGGCTCAAGGGCTGGCCACTGAGAGGGGGGGGGCGGGGGCCGCGCCCCCCCGGGGCCGGCGCAGCCCCGCCGTCGCGGCACCCGCGGGGGCGGCGCTTCCGCGCGTCGAGGCGGCCCAGACCTACGCCACTAAAGAAGCCCTCGCTCAGGCGCAGCTCGGCGGAGGTGGGCAGGCTCCGGACCTGTCGGCCTACGCCACCAAGAGCGAGATGCAGTCTGCCGACACGCAGATCAACAGCCGCATCGACTCCCTGTCATCCACCGTCTCCGCGGTCTCCTCGAAGGTAGACACCGCCCCCACAGTAGACAGGGTCAACCAGACGGCCCGGACCGAGGCTGCCTCGGCCGCGCAGGCCGCCGTAGCCCCCGTCAAGACCGCCCTCGAGGGCCGCATCGCCTCCCTTGAGGAAGCCCTCCCTAAGGCCGCCACGAAGGCCGAGCTGGCTGCCTACCAGACCACCGAGGCCGCCACTCAGGCCGCCCGGACAGCCGCCTCCCAGGTCTCTGAGACCTACGCCACCAAGGCCGCCCTCGCCGACTACCTGCCCAAGACTGAGGCCGCAGGCGTCTACGCCACCAAGAGTGACCTGGCTAACGCTCAGCTAGGCGGCAAGGGAGAGGCTCCCGACCTCTCGCACCTGGCCACGAAGGTGGAGATGGCCTCCGCGGACACCGCACTCGGTCAGCGGATCGACGCGGTCAAGGACACGGCCGACGCTGCGGCGCCTCTCAGCGCCCTCACCGGCTACGTGACGACCACGTCAGCCTCCGCCACGTACGAGACCAAAACGGACGCTGCCAGCGCCCGTCAGGGACTCTCAGGCCGCATCGACAGCCTGTCCACGTCGGTCCAGGGCGCAGCCATGAAGAGCGAGCTCGCCGACTACCTCCCCAAGGCTGACGCCCAGACCACCTACGCCACGAAGAGTGAGGTCGAGGCCGCCAAGCCGGACCTGTCAACGTACGCGACCAAGGAGTCCCTCGGGGACTACCTGTCCAAGACTGACGCCGAGTCCACCTACGCGAAGGCCTCAGACTTCAGTCAGCACGTCGCTACCGCTGACGGCAAGTTCGTCACCCGTAACGAGCTGACGGAGACCTACTCCACGAGGCAGGAGCTGCGCACCTACGCGGCCTCCGCCACCTCGACCTTCGCCCCCGCCTCGCTCTCCGGCGAGGTAGCGGCGGTCAAGGAGACGGCGGACGCCGCCCTGCCGAAGGACGTGGCCGCCACCACGTACGCGACCAAGGACGAGCTTACGAAGGCCCAGCTCGCCGGCGACGGGAAGATTCCGGACCTGTCGGGCTACGTGAAGACCGCCCAGCTGGGCGACTACGCCCGCAAGACGGACCTGGACTCGTACGCCAAGACCGCGGCCCTCTCGGCCGTAGCCACGAAAGCCGACGCGGCTCTCCCCAAGAGCGAGGCCTCGACCACCTACGCCACCAAGACGGAGCTGGAGACGGTCCGCTCCAGCATCCCGCAGGTGCCGGCAGCCCCCGACCTGTCCCCCTACCAGCGCACCACCGACGCCGACGCCAAATACGCCACGAAGGCGGACCTCGCCAAGGCTCAGGCTGGCGGGAAGGTCGACCTGTCGGGATATCTGACGAAGACGGACGCCGCCAACACCTACGCCCCCAAGACGCAGGTCGACACCTTGGGCAGCTCCGTCAGCGCCGTCCAGGCCAAGGCAGACGCGGCGCTTCCCAAGACCGAGGCGGCCGGCACCTACGCAACCAAGACTGAGGTCCAGGCGGTCTCCGACAAGGCCGCATCGGCCGAGCAGAGGGCCACCGCTGCCGAAACCAAGGCCACCCAGGCCGCCAGCAAGGCCGACACCGCGGTCCAACCCGAGGCTCTTGCGGACTACTCGAAGAAGACCGAGATTCTGGCCCTCCAGGGCCAGATCGAGGCCCTCATCGCCGACCAGCGCCCGTTCAAGCCCGGTCAGCGGTACTCCTCGCCGGTCACCTACTACTGGCCTGACTACTACAACGAGTCGAGGGGGACTTCGAAGTGGGCCAAGGCCCTCAAGGCGGGGGACACCCTAGGCCTCGTCATCCTGAACAAGGACTCAGGCAACTGGGACGAGAAGAACGAGGACTTCGGAAAGCAGGCCGCCAGGGCGCTGAGCGCGGGCGCCAAGCGCTGCGTGTTCTACGTCAAGACCCAGTACGGCGTCGCCTCCCTGCCTCCGCAGGCCGAGGCGCGGCGGGGCGTCCCCAACCCGGACAAGTACACCAAGGGGTACATCCTTGGGCAGATCGCCCAGTTCACGGAGCAGTACGGTGACGTAGTCGGAGGCGTGTTCCTGGACGAGGTCATCAACGGCTGGGGAGCCCAGGCGGGCCGCGTCGATTGGTACAAGGACCTGATCAACACGATCAGAAACGAGTATGGCAGGGGCTTCTACATCGTCGTGAACGCCGGCTCCAACATGAGCCAGCAGATGTGCTCCCTCGACTTCGACACGGCCATGATGTTCGAGCAGGACGCGAAGAAGTTCCTCAACGAGGATGCCGGCACCCCGATCCTGCCCGACCACATGAAGGCCTACCCCTCGGACAGGTGGTGGGCGGTCATCCACGGTGTGACGAAAGACAACTACCGGCAGGTCTTCGAGAAGCTGGACACGCTCCCCATCGGTCACGCCTACATCACCGACGGCGTGTTGGTCGAGGACCCGAACCGCGGCGGTCAGTGGGAGCCTGTAGGCAACCCCTATGAGAACCCGCCGTCAGAGCAATTGATCAAGTTGACGTCCTCGTGGATCCACGGGACCCTCGACCTGAACCTGACGATCGAGGATCTGAAGGCCCAGATCGAGGAGCTGAAGAAGGGCGGCGCCGGCGCGGGCAAGAACCCGTTCCTCGTCCTCGGGCCTAATGACCCCATCCCGGCAGGTACAGCCAATGACACCGTCATCATTCGTAGGGAAGGCTAATAAGTGCCAGACATTGAGCTCTACAAGGACTACGGTCAGCCGACCGTCGAGGCATTCGGGCTGCACTGGGTGGTGCGTACTGACGCGTGGCACCCGGGCGGCCCGGCCGCTAACCAGAAGTGGAACCCCAGCTGCCTCTTCAAGCGGGAGGACGGATCGATCACGATCTCCACGTCGGTCATCGGCGGCGAGCCTCACTCGGCTGAGATCGTCTCGGCCGAGTCCCTCGGCTACGGGACCTTCGAGGCGTCCTACGAGATCTTAAGCCCGACCAAGATGCGCGACCTCCACAAGAACGTCGTGTGGGGCATCTTCCCCTTCGATTGGGAGGACCCAAACCCGGGCTACCAGGAGATCGACATCGTCGAGGACTCGTACTGGTCCGGCTACACGGACATGGTGGGCAAGTACACCTACTACCCCGGGGACGAGAACAGCGGCATCCACCTCAACGACCGCGTGTGGACGCGCTCCGGCAAGGGCGCGACCGTCCGCATGACGTGGATGCCGGGCACGATCCGCTGGGAGACTTGGGAGAGCCACCTCACAGAGGAGCGCGCTCGGAACACCCCAGTGAACGAGGGTGGATACTACTCGGGAACCCTCACCCAGACTGTGCCGGTCCCACGCTCGCAGCGGGTCCACATCAACCTGTGGGCCTTCAAGGGTAAGGGCGGATGGGAGACGATGCCTCCCACCACCATGCACCTGAAGACGTTCAAGTTCACCCCCTGGGAGGGCTCCTACGGCGTCCAGATGGGCGAGAACGGCTACGGCCGCGTGTCCGCCGTCACAAACGGTAAGGAGGGGGCCGTCACGGCCTCGGTCGTGACGCCCACCACTGACCCGCTCCCCCGGAACCTACCGATCGAGCTGAAGCCTGGTGACGGCGTCTACGACGCCTGGACCCAGTCGGGCGATGGGTCCATCCTCATGCGAAACGTCCAGGACAACGGTGACGGATCCGTCACCATCAAGCACATGCACCCGATCCCCGGACAGTCCGGGCTCTACTCACGAGAGGTACGTATCTGATGGCAGCCGTCACAGCAGAGGTTCGCGTCTACAGCGCCGAGTACTGCGACAAGACCTACGCGAAGAAGGGCGAGGCCCCTGGGGGTGAGGGTGGAGGCACCCCATCCAACCTCCTCGTGCTCGGACCCAACGACCCGGTACCCGCTGGGACGAAGGTCGGCACCATCATCGTTCGGAGGGCACGCTAAGTGGCATCGATCTACCCATGGCCAGAGCACTGGTGGACTAACACCGGCCGCTTCGCCGGTCAGAACCTCACGGTCCAGGATGGCGCCATCTTCGTCCCCTGGGCGAGCGAGGCGAAGCCGATCGCGTCCGGGCGCTGGAAGATCACCTTCAGGTACTCGGCCGGCGCCGCCTCGACCGTCGACATCAAGCACAACCCCTTCAGCAAGGCTGACGAGAACGCCCAGGTCGGGCAGTACGACTTCGGGGAGATCACCCTCTCCCCAGGCGTCAACGTCACCCAGGAGGTGACGCTGGAGCTAAAGGACAGGTCTCAGCCCCTGTGGACCCCGCAGTTCCAGCTAAAGCGGGCCCCCCCGACCCCCACCTCCCACACCACCCCGGCCGAAGCGGCCCCCGCGGCTCCGCCGCCTCCGCCCCAGGGTGACAACCCCTACGACAAGCAGTACGTGCGGTCCTGGGCCCACGCTGAGGGCTCTGCGGGCACCCTGCAGCCAATCTCGGCCACGTCCGAGGCGGGTGACATCGCCGTCCTGGCGTACTCGTCCCAGTGGGGCAACACGCAGGCGAAGGCCCCTGCCGGGTGGTCTCCGATCACCGCGACCAGCGGTCTCGGAGGTCGGTCCGGCTACGTGGCTGTGCGCAATGTGTCGTCCCCCACGGACACGCAGAACGTCGTCCTATCAGGCGCGTTCCGAGGCGGGGCGCGGGAGAATGCGCTCCTCGTGGTCCTCAAGGGTGTGCGCTCGGTCACCAACACTGGATGGAAGACCGCTAAGCCTCAGGCGGGGAAGCTGAACCTGACCTTCTCTCAGCAGCACGGCCGCAACGTTGACCCGCTGGTGGACTGGCGTCCCGAGTACTCGAAGATGGTCTCCGGCGGTCACGACGCCAACGCGTCCTGGTCTGCCCTCCTCGGTGCCGTCACCGTCGGTGGCGGTCAGGACGGCCCTCAGGCCTGGGCTCAGGTGTTCCTCACTGTAGGGGGAGGGCGCGGCGAGCCCGCGCCCGGCGCTGACCCGGCTCTTCCAGCCCCGCCCAACCCCGAGATTCAGGGGCTCGGCTCGACGACCGTCTCGGTTGTCGTGAGCGACCGCCTGGAGGAGGTGACCGCCACGATGCGGTCACTGCCTGCGGGCTACGCCTCGATCGACGCGATGATGACCACTCCGGGTTTCGTGGTCGCTCACCGCGGCGGCTCAGGCTCCTGGCCGGAGGCCTCGATGCGGGCCTACACCAACGCTGTCGCGCACGGCGCGGGGGCTCTCGAGGTCTCCACGCACCGCACGAAGGACGGCATCTGGGTCCTGGCTCACGACGAGAAACTGCAGCGGGTCGACCCGTCGGCTCCTAACACGCCGCTGTCTCAGATGACGTGGGAGCAGGTCAAGCAGTACACCACGAAGGGTGAGCCGATCATGCGGGTCGAGGACTACCTCGACGCGTACGGCTCCTCCCACGTGACGGTGCTGGACCCGAAGTTCTCGGCCGCGCAGTGGTCTGAGCTCGCACTACTCCTGCCCCCGGACGCCAAGTCACGGGTCATCTGGAAGATGTCGGCCGATGCGACGTGGTTGTCCGACCAGTGGCGGGCCGCGGGCTGGAAGTGCTGGGGCTACATGTACGAGCAGCACGTGACCGACGGTCAGGGCCGCTCGTGGGCGCAGCACTGGGACTACATCGGAATTCCCTATGAGGCGTCCGCCACAAACTGGAGCATCGCCAAGACCTTCGGGAAGCCGGTGTGGGCCCACATCTGCCCCACGCTGGAGGCCTACAACCAGGGCCTCCAGAAGGGCGCTGTCGGCTGCATGGTCTCGGGAATACAGCAGGTCATCCCGACCCTGACGGTCTGAAAGATAGGAACCCCCCCCCCCCCGGGGGGGGGGGGGGGGGGGTGTGTGTTTTTTTTTTTTTTTTTTTTTTTCTTTTTTTTTATATCA